TCTCTATACCGTCTGCCCAGCCAGTCTGCATAACTAATTAATGCTAGGGGTAAAAGGGCGAGATTACCTCGCCCTTTTAAATATTTATCTAAGCTCCTGGAGAACCAAAAATACCTCTAGGGTCAGACCAGCCGAAGCTGTATCTTTCTCTAGCTTTGTATTTAACGTTTCCAGTATTAAAATCACCTTCCATGCTTGTTTTAACCGGTGCACGGTTAAAATATTTCAAGCCATTAGGCGCGTCAGTGATAATGAAGAATGCATCAGTATCCGATAGATAATGATTAACAGTGTAGCCTTCAGGAACAACGTTCATGCTTTTTGAAGCATTGATGTCGTTATCCGCTGTGCCTACTCTGAGGTCAGTCTTCAATAATCTTTCAGCTATGAACTGTAAATTGACCGGGATGATCATTTTACGTGCCTTAACAGCGACCTTTAGACCTCTATTATCAATAAAGCCTGCAATATCAATCATTGCTTGCTCTAAAGATGTTTCATTGAGATCCGCAGCAGTAGTGAGCTCATTTTTATAATTACCACCAGCCACAGTAATGTGGGCGGTAGAACATAATTCAAGGCCATCGCCTCCAGTGTAAGAAGAGTTAAATGCTCTGTTAAGAACATTTGCTCCTTTTACTTCTTTAGCGTTAGCCATCGAACGTGCCAAAGCTTTTGTGTACCTTGAACTTAGACTGTCGTAAAGGTTATCCTCTACAGCTTCTTCAGTTATTGAGAAAGCAAGAGCTACAGTTTCGTGAGTGTAACGGGAAGTAAACGCTTCTTGAGCATCGTCAAATTCGACTGATTCTCCTTCAGATTTTACTTTCGCATTACCGAAACCAGAAAGCTCTACTTCTTCTTCAAAAGCTCTGTCTGAGTTTTCAGTTGCAAAAATTTGTGACCATTCGTTATCGTAACGAGCGTGCTCCATTCCAAACAATGCGTTTAGCCCAGGCTCAAGCTCTTTTACTAGTTGTGATCTAGAAATTGCCATTCATATCTCCTATGCTAATGCAGTTGTCAGTAACCAAGTGTGTTCCCCAGTATTAGGTACCACATACGCGTTACAATTGTCAGCACTTGTGTCGCTATTATCGGGATCCACAGAAATTCCTATTTGTTTAAACTGACCAGCAGTAGTCACTGTAGAAGTGTCTAATTCCTGCGAAGATGCCCCGGTTAACGTGCTTCCGCTCGTTCCTACCAAGTCAAATCCACCGAAATTCATTGCTTCAGTGCCTGTTCCGTCGTGTTGTACTTCAAATACGATTCTAGGATCATCATAAACATACGCCTTAATATCCGAAGCATTTGTGCTTGCTGGATAGTGATTACTCCATGTTGGTTTATTAGTTGTAGGATCAGTGTAGAAACAGCCATAAAATATGCCAAGAACTACGTTCCCAGCCGCAGCAGCTTCAACACCGCCCGCAGTAACAGCCTTAACAGCTTGTCCTTTGTAAATAGCAGTACCGTAGTTTGCCGCAATATCATATTCGCTTCTTTTGATCTCGCCACCACTAAGGTGTCGTACAGGTCTAAAACCAAACGCAGCATCTTTATTTGCCATGTTTAATCCTCCAATAGATTAATGCCAAACCAAGTTAGGTTTGATTCATTTGGCAAACAACAAAAACCTATTTCTTGCCGCCGCCAAACGTTACTCTTGTATCCCTATTAGAATGAATAGGCATACTTGGGTGTTGTTCTCGAAACAGATTATTGTCGACAGCTTCCATTTGGGAATCTGTTTTTTCAGCAAAATACTTATTTCGCTGTTCAACAATTTCTGTTGGTATGCGAGCCAACACTAGTCCACCAACTCCAATAACACCGGCATGCTTTCCATTATCAATCGTAGGAGCTTCAAAGTCTGGATATTCTTCCGCTCTGACTAATTCAAACCCTTCCCGTAAACGAGAACTTATGTTTTTCTTGTCGTCAAAGCCGAGTGATTCCACTCGAAGCCACCTATGTTTAAAACCTGGAGGCGGTTCAGGTGCATCTAATGCTGATGGCGGGCGCCAGGGTTGCGGTCTAGATTTTTTTTCTCTAGTCTCAGCGGTGCGTGAGGTCTTCTTTATTGTAGTCATGCATCCTCCTTCACGTATTTTGCATATTCTTCCAAGGGTACTCCAAGTCTTTTGGCGATATGGACTTGGCTCGGCGTTAATCTAACGGTTTTGCGTCCTGATTTTGCGGTTGAGACTCTGCTCGCAGAAGCTACTGTTTGGACGGGTTTAGCGCTTCCGTTTACCGATCCCCCTTCGTCCTTGAACTTGTGGGGAAACTCTGTTCTTATTCTTTTGTCGATCTCAGTATAATACTCATCTGAGTTCGGGTCAAACCCTTCTGTGACCAATCGACGATGTAGGCCAAAACTGGCGTATGTCATCGGTTCATCAGTACCGAACCATGGATTTTTTTCCGCCCATGACTCAGCTTTGGGATCAACTCTTTTAGCAGGTTTTGGTTGAAAAGATTCTGTAGGTTTATCTACAGCTTGTTCTTTCGCCAATTTTCTCTCTTCCGCCGACTCTGCGTGACGCTGTTGGTCTATCGCAAGTCTTGAAAGAGCTGCTTGAGCCTCTACCTGTGCATCAACATCCCCTGCTTCAATTGCTTGTTGCAAGGTTTTTTTTGCTTGTACAGTTTCAGCTTCTGTTCTAGCTTTATACTGTTCTAAATAGGAAGAATCAAGAGAATTCAGCTTATTTTTTACAGTTTTATTTTCAGTAGCTACTTTTTGAGCATAATCAATAGCAGCTTTTTCTCTTCTTTCTGATTCTCGAAGCTTTCCAGTTAATTTATTGATTCGACTTTTTACCTTGTCGCTGTAATCTTCGAGCTCCTCTTCGTTTGCTGTTTCTACCTTAGGTGTGTCAGTATCAGGAGTAGTTTCCATTTTTTCTGTTTCTATCTTCTCCTCATCTTTGAGAACAACATCAACAGGATCGCCCGATGTGTCAATATCAACCATCGAACTTTCTTTTTTTAATTTTTCTTCTGGCATGGTGCCTCCATGTTAATAAATGTGCAGTATATCTTCAGGATTACTGATTGTTGCGAGTATTTCATCATCGTTTAAAAGTCTAATTTCTCCTCCCTCTATCTGAAGTCTTGCTCCAGCATAACGTCCAAATATTACCCAATCCTTTTCCTTGCACCAGGGTCCATCTGGAAATTTAGAAGTATCTTTATATGCGTCAGGCCCAGAACTTATAACATAACCACAAACTGTCGCTGCGTTATAAACTTGAACTGTTTCGTCCGCTAAATATACACCACCTTTAGTCTTACCCGTTCCACGATAGGGCAATACCATAAGACGCCATCCCGTAGGTTGAGGTAACATACTTTTTAATTTTGGTGTAATTTTTTTAGGATCAATAACTTGCTTTTCTTCTATTGTCCCATTGTTTTTTTGAACAGACTCGTTAAACTTGAATACTCTGTCGGGTATTACTGTATCTGTTTTATTCATCTCGTATAACTTTCCTTTTTTCTAGCAGGTCTTTTACTTCCTGTTCGACATAGTCGAGAGACTTTACTTGTCCCACTAAATTCTGATAATTACTATAATCATCGACGCCCCCCGTCAACATTATGTCTCTAATCTGGTTGCGCTTGGTATCTAAAATCTTTCTTAGGTCGTCGAGAAAATCGACAATTGTCATAGTATCCTATTTTATTCTTTGTCCTCAGATTTTGCTTTTGCTGGTCTGGTACCTCCTACATAGAGACCAAACCATGCGGCTCCTGCACCTACAATAACCGAAACAAATGCTGATTGCGCATTTGTTGGATCAGGCAGTTGCATAAACCATTCCGTTGTACGCCAAAAAGCAACACCATACAAGGTAATTAATAAACGCGGAAATATTCTCCACGCACTAAGTCTCTCTGGTGTTATCACTTTTTCTTAAATAATCCTTTAACACCCGGAGCCATTCTGACGCCCATGCTGACGCTACAGCTTAAATATAAGAGGTGCTTATAATAATCCGGCAATTTATGGAGTGCCTCAAAGCCTCGTTCCACGTGTTCCGTCATTCCGGGAATGAAGACCAAAATTGCGGGAATCATCAGGGCAAGTAAAACGAATTCGTCTTTCCAGCTGCCTTTCATCTGGTCAACAGCAGATGCTTCCCACGATACTTCGCCAGCGATCTGTTGCTGCTTCAACTTAGTATTAGCTTTTATTTCTGTTAACTTGTTCTCGGCCTTCGCCTTCTTGGTTTCTATGAAGCCGGAAACCGCTTGCCCGGCAACACCGAGCAAGGGTTTAATTAATAACTGTAACACGGGTTAAGCTGCGCCCCCGCCTGTCATTTTATAAATAATAAACAGGACAACAACGCACACTATGCCAGCCTTAATCCAGTCTTTCATGGACCAATCTGACCACTCTTTTAAGTGTGCCCATAAGTCTTTAATTAATTTCATATCTCCTCCTATGAGTAAGTTACTTTTTTAGATCGACCCTTCATACCTTGCGTAATGGTCGATGTATTTCCAGGAACAGTTATAACTTTTCCTCCAGACTTGTACATCATACCTCCACCCATCATTTTTTTAGGTTTCTTTTTTTTAGGTCTCCCTACCTTACTTCCGTAAGTTCCTGGTCCTTGTGGCATTTTACGTCCTCCTTGTAAATGGTTTTTTAATTGCGATCTGCTAATCATTATTAGTGCAATACTCTTTTTTCTCGTGCAAAGAAATGTTCTACTACATTTTCAAACAGTTTTCTAGCACTTTCAGGCCCTAGACTTTCAACGTATAAGTCCCTTGCCACAGAAATAAGAGCTGCGGCGACCTGATATTGGTCACCTTCTTTTTTTATAATGTCTAATGCCATCACTTTGGCACTAGCCACTGTCTCAAGAAGAACTTTATCGTTTTCTAATGTTATTTCGGGCATTTGCTACCTTTTCCTTGGATCTACGGTCTTTTCCTGCCTTGTCTAAAGCCACATTTGCCTTTAATTGAGCAATATCTTCGGTAGATTCCATTTTTTCCTTCTCTATTTTGTCTTTTTGAGCCAATTTTTTCTCTTCCATAGCTTGTTTTTCGC